AACACCACATTCGGCTCGTCTTTATATTTTTCGTATAGTTCACGATAGTCACATGATTCAATCGTCAAGCCTTCCAGATAGTCCTCACTTGTCGGGTAGTCGTTCTTTCGGATATTATTGTATAATGTCTGCTTCTCCATTTCCTCGATGCTCAGTTCGTACTTCATCGAGAACATCACCGATGCCGAGATGGTTATAAAATCAATATAGCCCACCGTTTGCTCCTCATGTCTCAAACGTTCAAACATCTTCTCACGCATCACACCATCTATCCGCTTGTGCTTTGGCGTATTGCCAACTATCTCTCGCAAATCAGCGAGCAGCGCATTTGTCTGAGGTATATGTGCCAATCGCTCGCGGTAGTTGTCGTAGTCGTTATATACCACAGTTGCCTCTGGACGCAAATGCTTCGTTATATGGGACAGCAAACCGCTGCCACCGAACAAATCCACAAACACTGTTTTGTCGTTGAACTGGGGCAGAATCTTGATATACTCCTTTGCAAACATGCGCTTCTGTCCGACAAAGGGCAGAGGTGCTGCCATGTGCATTTTCCCTCTCATACGTTCAGTTCAAATTTTATATTATCCTCACCAGCGAGAAGTCGTTCAGTGGGCTTTATGTTGTTTTCATAGATGTGTACATTCGCCAGGTTCAGCGTGATAGACTTTAGTGGCAAGTCTATCTGTCGAGCCATCAGATAAAGGTGGTAAATGTCTGAAGGAAGTCCGAGGTTTGCATCGGAGCTGCGCTGATATGCCGACACAACCAATGCACCGTCCTCTATTTGAAACTGCACAAGGCTCAGGCACGGTGCCTGGTTGCTCTCTGCATCCGTTGCTCCGAGAAACAGTACATAGTTTTTGCTGTTGCGTTTCTCCTTGTTGATGCGCTCAATAAGTGGTGGCAGTTTCTCCATGTAGGTCGGGTAGCTGTTTACCAATGTCTGGCCGCAGTAGTCCCACCATGCTATGCCTGCCTCACGGTATCGATCCACATTGCGCTCTCCTTGCATAAACAGTTTCAGCTCTTCTTTCAGTTTCTTTCTCGCTATGCCGTGGCTCTCAAATATGTCGAGCAGGTCAGCCGGTGTGAGCGTCAGCTGCTCGTTGAGCAAGTATTTTATCTTGCCTTTTTTGTTCTGTTGGGTCTTGCCTTCAGCAAGCACCTTCCCCAATAATAAATAGTATTTGTTCATCGTATTTTACTTTTGATACGGCAAAGTTACCACGCTTCCGCATCAAAAAGTAACACAACAAGCAAATCACACTGCAAGCCTTTTGCAGCACATTTTCAAAAGCCTTGCGCTTTACTGCCCCCAAGCACCTGAGCGCTACACTCTCGACCATATCGCTTGATGAGCGTGTACACCTTGCGCTCGCTCACATGATAGCGATCTGCAAGTGTCGCCACAATGTATGAGACCTTTTCGCCACCACCAAGCATCACCCGATAGTCGTTGTACAAGTCTATATATTCCACATCTTCGATGCGTATCCCTGCCTGTTGTAGCCTTTTTAACGGCTCTCGGTTAAAATTCAATATCTCAAATACTTTCATTTTCAACTAAATTATGTACCTTTGTATCGCCAATCACTTTATGACAACAAAAATGCTCACAGCGCGGCAGAGGGTATATGCCCCCGGTCGTGCGCTGTGAGCGTTGTTATAAAAGTGATTGGCGTTGCTTTTTAACAGGCCGGGGGCTTTTTTTACATCCTCCCCCGAAAGGATTTTTAAGCGCTGTACTTGCTCAAATCTATTGCATCTTTATTCTTCCAGCCATCTTCCAGCATCTCTTGTATATGCTTAACGGCTTTCGTATAGAAGTCTGCAAGTTCATCCAGTGTTTCAAACGTACGATACACTGGACTTTCATCAGTGCCGAACTTAAATGTCACTGGTAGCGTTTTTCCGTCCGTCTGGACGGCCAAATCGTATGCAGCCTTATAGTTGTACTGGTTCTCTTGCGAGAGCCACACGGGGGCTCCTTCATAGCTGAAGCCCGACAATATTGCTGCATCCGTTTGTTGGTTGTACCATTTTCTTACGAGGTCTTTTATTTCCTCGTCAGTCGGCTTGTGTGTCAGTTCTGCCTCCATGTAGTCAGCAGTTCCGTCATCATGTTCTTGCACGTCCCAACGAACGCGCCACTTGTTTTTGATGGGGTTCACGCATTCAAGCAGTTTCACCTCCAAACTTCCTTGTGCTCTTTTCATCAACTAAAAACGTATTTGGTTCGACCTTTGCCGAATGTTTCCGCTTTGATGGTAGTCTCGAATGGGAAACCGTCGGGCATTTCACTCACTTGTTGGAGAATATTTTTCATCTCCTCGCTGTTGGTGAAGAACTTCTTCGGCTCGCCGTTCTGCTCGATGGACACGACACAGCGATCCTCGCCCTGGCTGGTTTTGACTCCAACCTCGAAGTCTTTTACCACGATGGGCAGGTTCACCAACTCGCGGATGCTTACCACCGCACCCGCAAATCGCTTCTTGCCGTCTTCCGGCTTGTAAGCGACATTCAAATCCTTAAATGATTTCATTTTTTTGCCTGTTAATTTATAAAACAAATTTCGGCAGCAAGCGTGCTTGGCTATTCCATAGAATGACGCAATCAGTTCTCGCCGTCTCTTTCTTGACTTGACTTTATGTAGTTTCCTTGCATTTTCCTTCTTGACGCGCTTGCGCAGTAGTGAGTATGAACCGTTATATGTCACATACCCCAAGAAGTCGATTCCTTGCGCTGAAGGGAACACCCTTTCGTTTTTCTTGATTTCAAGGTCAATTTTTTCGACTTGCTCATGTACAATGCCGTGTGCCAGCCAATTCTCTTGCTTGTTGCCACAGAGCACTCTGCCGTCATCACAATAACGGTAGAAATGGTGGATGCCATATTTGTCCTTCAGATAATGGTCGAGGAACACGGACAACAAGAGGTTGCCAGAAGCCTGTGAGCTTCGCAACCCGAAGCTGATGCCCTCTGGTAGTAGATGAAGGAAATGATCCAGGAGTGACAGCAGGGTCTTGTCTTTGAATACTCTGCGGTAGCACCACATGACAAACTTAGGCTTAGTATTGTCATAGAAATGCTTGATGTCGAACTCGTAGCAGTAGCGTGTGCCTTCGGGATCACGTTCCATGTCCAATTGCATGCATTTGCGGAGATCATGTGTGCCGCGCTTCTTTATACTTGCTCCAGTCGTCCTGATGAAACGCTTGTGCAGATGTTGGTCCACCACGTTCATCACTGCATACACTGCGATGCGGTCGTACATGGAGATAATCTGCAGGTGACGGACTTTGCCGTATTCACAGATGGTGCGCTCGTGGTAGCCACCGAGGCGGAAAGACCCGTCGGCAAGTTTTGCAGTCTGTTCTGCAATCACCTCCTCGCGGTGTGCGAGCAGATAGCGTCCTTGGCGGCATCTCTTTCGCTTTTTCCCACGCAGTACACGGTCAAACGCCTCCGAAATGTTGCCGTAGGACGTTATCTCTTGCATGATATAGCCTTCTCTGAGCATTGTCTTTTTTGTTTTATGGAAGATAAGGGCCTTCCTTTCCCCGGGCCAAACTTCTTCGAATCGTTACCGACCTACCAAACTCTATTGCCCGACACTTGATGTTTCAGCTTTCCACCTTGACATAGATGCTTTTGCTGTGGCTCGTTTCCCTCGGCTCCACATTAGGGACACGTCCCCGTCGTTGTACGCCGATTAGTTAGATTTCCAGGCGCGAGCCGACATTCGCATTCGCAATCGAGGCATCGTAATCCGCACTCGCACTCGAGACACCGCCATTCGCGTACGCATAGCTGTACCCGCGATAGACCACACGGCCTATGGGAAACTCTACCAAGATGCAAAGTTACTCATATTCCCGCCAACTCAAGCGATTATACTCAAAATCAGTTGCAAAGCGACAATATTTCAACGAAATCCGCAGCACCACCAGGTTCCCTCGAAATTCCTAAAATTTTTCGACCGGCTTACGCCGGTGATGCCACGTCTTTCGTTTTGTCGCTTCGCTCCCGCTTTTCGCGCTTCGCTTTACGCAACCTCGCTCAACGCCTTATACGCAGCCACGCTTTGCGCCCTCACGAGTTTGCCGCGGAAGGCCAGGCGCGAGCCGACATTCGCATCCGCAATCGAGGCATCGTAATCCGCACCCGCACACGAGACACCGCCAACCGCGTACGCATAGCTGTACCCGCGACAGACCACACGGCCTGTGGCTGTGCTTATCCAATAACAATCTGAATAGTATGTGCTTGATGAGCCATTCATCGAGCCTACTGGCACTACCGCCATCAGCTTACCATGAGCCACCGCCGTTATCCAGTTACCGCTGGTTGTTGTACCCTTTATCATGATCGTGCTGCCATCGGGCATCCAAATGCGCCACTTGCCCTCATTGCCGCTCGTGTTCGGCAAGTCCACACCGTCCATCATGTCATACTTGTGTCCGTAGATGTCCTCATAGCCCAGGCAGCAGATATTGTTCACCTGCGTCACCTTTGCAGCACCATACACGTCCTTGTCCACATACCAGGCATATTGGTGCACTCTGTTCTCGTCCACCAGACTGTTTGTCACATTTGGGTTGATTGTCTTGGCTCCCTCATAGCCTATGGTGTCCTGCATGCCTCTTGACATCGTACCGCCAGTCGTGCGCATATTTGTATGCGAACCTGCGCCGCACTGCTCCTGCATGTTCCTCCTGCCATACTTTGCGTATGCAAGGTTCGCAATGCGGAAGTGCATAAGAGCGTCAATCTGCTGCATACCCCTCTGCACGCTGTAATAGTGGAAGTCCGTCCATGTCATGCTTGCAGTAGTGCTGCCGCCGGTTATGCAGGCACGCAGCTTGCTGCCCACTACAGAACTGCCCACAACAGCGCACAGATGCTCCTCGTTGGCAAACCATTCTGGCTCCATATCCTCTATCTTGCTGCTGTTGGATAGCACCACCTTGTCAAACTCGGCTGTGTTCAATATAGAGAAGTACAAAGTCTTGGCTCCCTCAGGCACATCGCTGATGAGATACATGCCAGCCTCAAATCTGTTTCCCAACGTTGGCACCACGACGCTCTTCACCACATTGCCGTTCACGTCGGCAAATGCGCTGCCCACAAGGTTCGTGCCTGGCACACTCGGCCAGCGAACACGCTTGTGCTTCGACACATCCACCACGCACACCGAATAAGAGCTGTCCGTACTCATGGCATTTGTTATGGTGTCCCTGCCACTCATCACTTTCCTGCCTTTAGTGTAACCGCCCTGCACCGCCTTGATGTCATCAAGCGTCAACACGTCCACATTCGGCACAGCCGGCATGTGATCCTTGTCCTTCGAGCTGTAGCAACTGTAGTTCTTGCTGTTCAAGAAGTCATTGATACCCTTGCTCCAGAAGAAAGGCTCGTGCATCATCAGGTCACCCTCGCTGCCGTCAAGTTTGGCAGGGGTTCCGTCGGCATACTTGGTGCTGTCCTTATCGTCAAGTTCCAAGTAAGTCATCTCGCCGTCCAGATTGTTCACCACGGTATCGACATTCGCTATATTCACGTTCCTCGTGGTCGCCTTCTTTGTCACCTTCGCCAGCACTCTGTGGCGGTTCTTCAGTATAGCAGCCACATGGCCGCTTGGCTTGTAGTCGTTGCCGTACTTATAGCCCGTGCTGTTATCCAAGTTCGAGAGATTTGCATCGTCTGCCACGCTCTCGTCGCTCTCCAGCATTGTGTATTCAGGCTGCTCAATGTTCAACTCAGGGTAGTGCTCGATGTATGCAGCATAGGTCTCATCATCAACGTAACGAGTCAGCCGGTATGTGCCTACCAGTCGGCAGCTCTCCACGTTTCCGCCATTCTCGTCCACACCGCCCGTCTGCATCAGTGAGGCCAGCAGGCTGCCGTCGCCTTCCATGTCGATGCCGGTCACACGCAGGTACTTCACGTTTCCGCACCTTGCGTGCAGCGTCTGCCAGTCCACACCCGGACAATTGTCAACCACAAGTCTGTTGATGTTGCTTGTGCCCTCAAGCGTCAGACCGCTGGTCGTCAGTTTGCCCAGATAGCGCAGTTCCAGTGTCTGCAACGTTGCCGGGAGTGTTACGTTCGTCAGCGGAGCACCCTGTGCGAAGTTCACGCCGGTCAGGGCTGTCTTGCCTGCCTTCAGTGTCTCCAGCTTCGTGTTGTTGCTCAAGTCTATGCCAGTGAAGCTGCCTGACTTCAAGCCGGTCATATTCAGAGTACGCAAATTTCGGCAGCCGTTCACCAGCAATGCGTTCAGCGTTGTCTGTGTCTGGCCGCAGCTCACGTCAAGCGCCCTCAGGGCGGAACAGTTGTTCAAGTTCAGAGTCTGGAGTATGGCATGGCTAACGTCCGTCAAGTCAAGCCCCATGATGCGGCTCGCACCGTAGATGTATTGCGGGTCATTCACGATGAGGTCCGTGTCAAGCGTCAGTTCCACCTGACTTCCCGTGTCCTCCGCAAGCACTGCGCTTTCATGCGGAGTACCGCTCGTGTAGCCGTACCCGAAGAAATACCGCTCGCTCGCCGTGATTCTTATCTTCCGGTTGTCACTCCCGAACTTATAGCCGAAGTAGGCCGCGAAACTGTCCTTTCTGTATGTACCGCACACATACTGGCTGTCCAGCAATGCAAAGCGGTTCTGGATGGTATAGGTGCGGTGCGCATATCGGCTGCCCTGGAGTGCATAGAGATAGTCATAGTAACTCGTAGTGCCGTCTGCCGTCGTCACACCCTCCGTCAGCGGCTTAATGTACTTGTAGATGCCGTCCTTGTTGTAGATGCGCTCACACCAGTTGCCCATCATCTCCTCATTGAATACCTTCAGCACATACTCCAGCGACATCGTGCTTCGCAGCTTGTCTGCCACCTCCCTCAGTTTGTCCGGGCAGCCTCTCACAAGTTCCCACAGCACGGAGTCGTGTCCTGCAAACGCATACGAGCCGATGCTCTCGTCCATCGTCTCCCACGTTATCGTGTAGTCGTATTTCAGAACCGAGTCGTTGCGCTCACCGAACACCGTGTCCATGTCGTATGGGATGAAATACCATATCTTGCCGTCCCACGTCACAAGCATCATGTTCTTCGCGCGGTTGTCCACAGCCATGAAGTAGTCCGTTATCAGATACCATGCAAATGGCGAGTCGTTGCCGAAGTATTCCGCATATTCGTTCAGGAATTTCGTCGGGTTGCCCTTGCACGAGTATATCCACTCCCAAAGGCGCTTCACTGCCGCCTTGTCGTCCTCATGCGCCGTCGCCCATGTGTCGTCGGCCTTGAAGCGGAACTCCAGAGCATCGTCAAACGTGTCCATGTTGCTCGTACCGAACAGACATAATGTCTCCGAGTTGTTCAGGAACTCCAGACAGATACACTTGTTGCGCTCGCCCTTCAGTGCAGCCTCGTCATTGAAGCCCTCGATACCCTCAAAGCCGTAGATGATGCCGCTGCCGCTCTTCTCGTTGTTGAAGTTGTACTTGCCAAGATACACGTTCTCACCCGTGCCGTTGTTGTCGTAGAACAAATCTATCGGGAAACCGTCCACGCCGATTCTCACATCATAGTTGCCCTTGTAGGCCATTTGTGGCGGAGTCAGCCAGCCGCATCTCTTCCAGATGTCGTTCACCACTCTCACCGCACCCGTATTGTGCGTAGATGAAGAATCCGAGAAGTCCGCCTTCAGACAGAATATGTCTATCGGTCTTGCACCTGGCTTGAAAGAATATTTGAAGTCCGCGACCTCCACACCGTTCACATACAGCTTAGTGCCGTACTTCGTCGAGCGGCTGAAGTAGATGCGGTAGTTCTTTCTCGGGTAGGTCGTCGATGAGGTGCCTTGTATTCTCAGTCCGCACTGGTAGATGATGAAGTCATACTCCTTACCGTAGGCAGAGTAGAAGTAGATGTCCACCGGAACCTCAAACTTCTTGTTGTTCGTCTGGTTCACCAGGTTCACGTCGCCCACGATCCTCATCACGCTCTTGCCCATCGCACGCAGTTTGTCTATATCGACATCAGTGCCCTCGTCGTCCATCACCTGGTTCTTCTCGAACAGCACCACCATCTCGTCGCTCGTCGGGCGGTCCACCATGTAGTTCGCCAGTTCCTCGTCATCACCCAAAGCACGGCTGTAAACACGCAGGTTCCGCACCTCCACGTCCGCGCTCTCGCTCGTGATCTTGATGTTCGTCGGTTCCGTCTGGAGCAGCGAGTCCGTCGAGGCATACTGCTTCGCACCGCATAGGATGCCGTTCACATACAGTTCCATCAGTCGGTTCCCCTTTTTCTCCTGCACCACGAAGGCTATCTTCAGCGTCAGTCCGCTCGCGAACTTCGTGCCCACTTCCGAGCCTGCGCCCGTGCGCATCAGCGCCTCCTGCGTCGTCAGCCTGAAGCCCACGCCGTCCGCCATGCAGTCCACCACCGTGCCCTTCCGGTCGGTTACGTTCGTGCAGGTCAGTTCCATCTCGTAGGTCGCGCCCTTAGTGGTCGCATCCGTGCCGAATGGTTTGTAGCCTATCTCTATGTTCGCACCGTTCGTCAGTTTCAGCGCGTCGCCCGTCCAGCCGTTGCTCTGCCAGTCAAAGCCTTCAAACGCCGTTTGAACGTCGTTATAACGCCATTCAGCCGGGTTGCTCTCCGCGTTGCTCCTGCCCGCTGCCGTCAGCTTCAGCACAAGTCCAGAGGTAGCCTCGCCAAGGTCGATGCCGCTCTCCGTCACGTTCACGTTCAGCTTGTATTCCGTTGTGCCGCACTTCAGCACCATCGCCACCGCACCCTGCTCCAGGAAGCGGTTCGTGTATGTCTGCACCGTTCTCGGCACGCTCACCGTCTGCGTCCTTATGCCGTCCCTCCACACGCTCACCGTTGCCGGGGTCGCCGTCGGGTCGTAGGCCACGAAGTCAAATTTCACCTGCTCGTACTGTCCTGTTTCGATGGTCGGTGTCAGGTGGTCGTCCGCAAAGATGCGTCCGTCCCCGAAGGTCAGTTTCGTGCCGATGTACGGCTCGCTGCGCCCCGCCTTCAGTATATCGAAGTAGATGCTCTCGCTCTTCAGCGTCAGTTCCTGGCTCGCCTCCATCTCCGCCACCAGCTGCACCGTGTGCCGCCCGATGCTCAGTCCGCTCATCGACAAAGAGAAGCTGCCGTTTGTCGTGCCGCTCCGCTTCACCGTCTGCGAGTCCCACTGGTGCCCGTCCAGATACAGCGTCACCGTCTTGTCGCCGCTGCCGCTCACGGCAAACGGTATGCTCACAGCCTCGCTCACACCGTAGCCGCCCTTGGCCACGCACTCCGCAATATTGAAGCCGCTCGACAGCGCAAGGCTCACCGCCTTCACGCTCACATAGCTCTGCTTTGTCTGCGTCTTGCCCGTTGTCGGGTCGGTCGTGGTCGCTCTCACATAGATGTCCGTTGTGCCCAGCTGCAGGTATTTCGTCAGGTCAAGCGTGTAGGTGCCCTTGCTCACGTCCTGCTGTGTGTCCGCGTACATCAGCGTAGCGCCGCGTTTCATCTCTATGCTCACCGTCGCCTTCTGTCCCGTCGATGTCCCTTTCTCGTCGCCACTGCTGTACTGGTGGTCATACGTCCAGGTCAGCATGGCGCTGTCGCCTTCCTTGATGATGCTCTTGTCAGTCTCTGCCGTCAGCACGATCTTGGTTGTGGACGTGTCGCCGCCACCGCCGCCACCGCTTCCGGCCGGAATGTCCAGACCTACAATCTCCGCGCCGCTCTTGTTCGTCAATGTCACACGCACACTGCTCTCGTCATCGCTCACCTCCACGCTGCCGCCAAACAGGGTGTTGGCTTCCAGTTCCTGCAGCTTCGCCGCCACCGCAGCGTTCTGCACCGGGTTCGTCGAGTTCGCGTTCAGGCTCTCGTCCACCTCCGTCTCGTTGATGGTGATGGCAACGTTGCCGTCCTCGCCCGGCTCCAGCTTCTTGCCGTTCAGCGTCACGCTCTTCACCGTGCCGTCGCCGCCAAAGTCCTCCCAGCTTGCCGCCTGTTCCCAGCTCTCGATGTTCGTGCCCTTGAACTGCTTCGTCTCCCATTTGCCCTGTGCCGTCTCGTAGGTGATGCAGCGTCCCTTCGCACGTGCCTTTCCTTCCACGGCTGCTATGGCGGTCTCAAGCGTATAGTATCCGCTCTCCAGCGGAACCTGCTCCGTCACGTTGTACGTGTTGCCGCCACCGCTGCCGCTTATCTCCACGATGGTTTCTTCTTCCTCGCTCCATACATACACCACGCCACCGCACACATACGCCTTGTCCTTCAGTACTTCCGTGCGCACATTGTTCATATACATGTCTGCGCCTGGCCAGTTGTTGCAGTATCCGTCACCCTTCTTTCCGCGAAAGGCTTTGTTCACCGTGTCATAGTACACACCGTCTATCTGCGGATACGATACAAGCAGTACCTCCACGCCTTCCACCAGCCCGTCAAACCGCGCCGTCGCGCCGTTCCTCGCAGCCAGGGCCGTGTCCTTGTACTCCGCTTCCACGCTCTCTGCCTTTGCCACAGCGGCGTTGGTCTTCTGGGCGGCATCAGTGGCCTTGCTTGCCGCATCGTTGGCGGTTTGGACCGCTGTCTTCGCTGTCGCTGTTGCCGTATCTGCTTTCTTTGCCGATGCGTCAGCCACAGCAGCAGAAGCCTTGGCGACAGCAGCTGCATCCTCCGCTGGTTTAGACAGCAGTTTCAACGGGGCGCTCACCACCGTCTTGCCTCTCATAGCCGGGAGGCTCACCACACCGTCCAGCGTGCTCACAGCTTCCAGCTCGTCCACACTCTGGCTGTCAGTCTTTATCTGATTCACCACATCCTGGACCAGTTCCTTTTTCTCTTCTTCTGTCAGTGCCATAATTATTTGGTTTTGTTGTTATTGTTCAGTTGTTCATTCAGTCCGTCGATGAAGCCCGGCACGCACAGCCGCTCTACCACCATGCGCATCAGCCGCACCTCGTCGTCGGTATAGTATGCCGTGCCCTCGCTTCCGTATATCTTCAGGGCAAGGGCATGTGCCTTAATGCCGTTCACGTTCTTGTATATCAAGTCCGCAAACGTCTCCCTCGCGTCCACCGTCTGCGCCGCCTTCCGGCTCACGGTCGTGTAAATTTTGAAATGCTTAAAGTCTATCTTTTTCATACATCATTCCTCATTCGTTGTTCCTTCTATGATATACCAGTTCCCCGCTATCGCCTTCAGCGTCGTGTAGGTGTTCCACAAGCAGTATATCCGTGTGTCGCTCTTGCTGCACCCGCCGAACCGCCTCACATCAATAACGCTTCCGTCCGATGTTTTCATCAAGTAGTAGGGGTTGGCCTCGAATATTATCTTCTGTCCGTTGATGGCGGACACATACAGGTACTTCAGCTTCTTGCCCACTGGTCTGTCCCAGAAGAAGCTCAGCTCCAGTCCGTCGTATGCCGTCGCGTCTGGCAGGTATATCCAGTGCGAGTAAGGGGCCTCCGTGGCATCCCACGAGCCTTCTATCGCGTCAAACTCCCAAAAGAACATGTTGCACGGCTCAGCCTCTGGGTCTATCTGGTATTCGTTCGGTGCGTTTACCTTGGTGCTCGAATACAGCAGGTTCGCATGGATCACTCCCGTCACCTCTGCGTCCTTCATCCTTGCAGACTTCACGTCAAGGCTGCCGTCTGCGTTCACCTTGAAATATTCGTTCATCGTCACTGCGCCTTCCAGGGTTATCTGGTCTGCGCTTATCCTCACGCCACTCTCCAGCTTGCCGTTCTCGTCCTTGGTCACGAATGCCGACACCTCCGCTCGTTTCACGATGTCCGTGCTCTCCTCCACGGCCGAGGCAAACATCCCGGCAAACGCCTCAATGTCCAGTTTCTTCTCCATGTCCCCGGCATAGCTGTTGAGCCATGTTGCCCAGTCCGTTGCCGTTATCAGTCCCGCCGTATTCTTCAGCGCGCCGTGCTCGTCAAACCGCTCCGAGATGAGTGCGTTGTATTTTGCTGTCGTTATAATCTCTGAACCCTCCAACACCTTGCCGTCCTTGTCAAAGTTCAGTGCCGCTATCTTTACCAGCCGCTCGCTCTGCTCGAACAGCGTCTTGTACTTGTACGTCAGTGCCTCTATCTTGTCCGTGCTCAGCACCAGCATATACAGGTAGATGTCGCCGTCAAACGCCAGCTTGAAGTCGCCCGTGCCGTTCCACAGCCCGCTGCAGGTGTACTGCACATAGCCGTCGGTAGCTGCGATTTCCTCGCTCACCTCCATACTGTTGAAGTCCGCAAAGCCCGTCTTGTCAACATTCTCAAAACCTATCTTCAGCGTGCCGCCCTTTGCGCAGCGATAAAAGAAACTCAGATACACTGGCAGGGCTTCCTTCTTCCCGTCGCTTTCGGTCGGAAAGGTCGGCACAAACCGCAGGTTCTCATGCTTCTGTCGGATATACTTGCTGCGTATCCGCACAACCTTGCGTCCCATGTCTGTCACCACGCTCGCGCCGTCACCCTTTTTCGATAGTGCTGCGCCGTTGGCCCACACCCATTTGTTGCCGACGAGAAAGAACACCGTCTCATTCTCCGAGTTCCATTTCTCCAGGCCCGATGCAAACGTCGGGTTGTTCAGATAGCCCTTTTCGCTTAGGAAATCGTTCCTCACGCTGTCGATCGCGCTCTGCACCTTACCCTCCGTTATCTCGAAGCGGGTCTTCACGTCCTCGCCGGTCTCCAGTACGAAGGTGCCTTTCAGAAAGGCGTTGTCCGCATACAGGCCGTTGCCCTTCGGCTGGCGGTCTGCCGGGAACTTATCGTCCTTGATGCCGTCCAGGTTGCCGAGGCGTGCCCGTAGGCAGTTGTCGAAGGTCTTGCCCTTCACGCCGTCCATCACGTCCACCCTCGGCTGTCCGTCCTCGGTTGCCGATATGAGCACAATATTCTGGCGGTCGGTGTTTGCCGTGTTGCCCATCAGCACGCACTCGTCGTCCTCCTTCGGTTCCACGCCCTCAAACTCCTCCTTCGCCACCACAATACCGTCCTCTGTAACATCAGCCACTTCTACCCAGTAGCTCCGCATTTCCTTGCCCGTGAACGTCTGGCAACGCACCAGATCGTGCTGTACAAACATATTCTCCTGCTCGAAGGTGATAAGATAGTGCTCGCCCGATTCCTCCACGGTCTTGATGCGTCCGTTGGCCGCGCTCACGCATATCTGACCGCCCACGCTCCTCACCTTCTCGATGAGCAGCTCCATCACGGCCATCGTCTGCCTCACCGTCAGTTTATCCACCGTCAGGTAGGTGCGCCCATCCTCACCTTTCCACAACTGGAACCCAGCACCAAGCATCCCGTCAACGAACTGCCCAGCGCTCCTTATGCTGTCCGAGGTCACGGAGTCAAAGGTCACACCATCAGTCTTTCTCACTGGCTGATTCAGATAGTCGTCAAACTCACGGTAATCCCACTTGTCTGCATTGTCTGCTTCCTTGGCGTGGTCTGCCTCCAGTGCGTGTTTCGACTCATCTGCGTTCACAGCATGGTCTGCCTCCTTCGAGTGGTCAGCTTCCAGCGCATGGTCGCTGTCCTTGGCATGGGTAGCTTCCTTTGCCAGTTCTGCGATGTCTGCCTTGGCTGCATGCGCAGCCTCCTTCACTGCCATGCCACCGTAAGCGGTGCCGCTCGTTCTCAGTGCCGACGTACCGCCCTCGTTTTTTGGTTTCTTTATTACCTTGATGTCTATCATTGCTCAATCTCCTTAAGTGTCATTTCTGCATATCCTTCCTCAAGATTGCGACTGATGCCCTGCACGAAGAAGGTTTTATCCATCATGGGATGGCGATAGTGAGCGAACAGATTCACGATGCCACCATCTGTATCCGTCAACTTCTGCGTCATAACCACCCTTGGTGCATGCCATTCTTTGTAGTAGTAGTCCACATACAACTGCTCAGGCTTAGCGCTCACACCCCTCGAATAGTCATATACCGCCAACAGTCCCTCTCCGGTCAACGTGTTCAATGGAGTGCTCATCTTTACGCTGTCTGTCACGTCCAACGTCTGGCATTCCGCTGCTGTCAGTGCTGAGTTTATCTTCATTTCGATGTCGTCCTTCACGTTCACAAAGCTCTCCTTTGTGTCGCTCATGTAAACGAGGTCGTTGTCACCAGTGTTGTTCACCAGTCCGTTGTCGCTGTATATCTTCACTTCAAACTGCTCCACCATGATACTACTCACATGCGCCAGCAGCGGTATCGTTGTACTGTTCCATTTCGTGTGTCTGAACCACGTCTTGTGCCGTCTCGTCACCACGTCCCACAATGCGTTCACCGGTCCCAGGATCATAAACTTAACCCTACCGCTCACCTTATCTGCCTTTTTGATTGGTATCGCTATACCCTCCGCATCGATGCCGAGCTCATAGTTCACGTTGTTTTGCAAATCGAACTTGGTACCAACTATCTTGTCACCGATTTTTGGGTCAAAACCTATCGTGAAACACTGCTGGTAGTACTCGTCCTCATTGGAGCACTCCTCCAGCGTCTTGTACTTCCGCCACTCGAAGTCCGTCACCTGTCCTTCTGTGCCTTTTTCCACAACACATTTATCCCCTATTATCAGCATACATGCCAACACACCCACCTTTGATATATGGTCGCTGCCGTCACCAATGGCACTATACTTAAACTCATACAACTGAGGGCCGTTATCTGTGAACGGAACAAAGCCGTGCGCTGTTTCCATATCCCATACCACTGTCTCATTAGGCGTTGCTGCCTTCCACCACTGCTGCGTGTAGTATCGCCCGTCACCATTGTTTCGGCTCGGCACCGTCACGCCTGACCATTTACCAATTCCAGTAAATAGACCTCCCCATTTTCCACCGTCATAGTTGTATATTGCTTTGTAGGTGTCCGTCAATGCCATCACTGGGTTCAGCACCAGTTTTCCGCTCAACACGATGTAGTTCGTCGTGCCCTCGTCCGTAGGCGAAAAGACACCACCAGTCATGCTGCCGTTATACACGGCCCTCGGTATGCCTGCCTTTAGCGAGTTGTCATTCGGATAGGTAGTTGCCTCCTTGTCGTCAGAGTTGCCGTTCACACTCACCACCAGGTAGTTCGTCATTTCCACTTTCGATGTCGGGGAGTTGTCCTGTCCGTCCGTTTTCTTCTCCACCTTGCCAAGTGCCATGATGGCAGCACCCTGGTTCTTCGCCAACCAGTTCGGCAGTACATGTTGGCTTCGCCCCTCACTACAGTATTCCTCCACCAGGTTACCGCTCCCGCTCTTTGGAAACAGCCACTGACTGTTGTTCATCATCTGCACATACCAGTCTGTTACGCAACCACCACTATAGGAGGTTTCCTGTCCGTGAGTCATTGCGTCAAAGGCATTTAACGCTCTCGAGCCCTCACCATCACTGCTGTATTCCGTCATGTACTTCTGTTTGTTGCTGAATGGACTTTTCAGAAGATCGTTGTCCAGCGGACTCTCAATCACGCTCTCCATACTCTCCACCTTGGCAGTCAGCATAATTTTATTGTACACCTCGCCTACGCTTATCGTCGTATCGGTGTCTGTCACCAAGCCAGTCACGATGTCCGTTGTCTGCCGGGACGTCGTCACGCTTGTGCTCGTCAGCAAATCTCGCCAGTAGATGCGTTCGTCACCCTTCACGCTCTCCCAGGAGAACAGATAAAACGTGAACCCATCCTGCACGATGTGGAGATTCAGATACTTCAGTATCTCCTCCAACACCTCATCCTGCTGCCATACGTCATCCTCCTCATCACCCAGAAAAAGTAACTCGCTTACCGTCAGTTGCCCGAATATCGCATAACGGTTACCAGCCAAATCATCCACAGCCTTACTCCCATCGTATAGGTAGCGCATAGCATTACCACCCACGATGTCAAGTTCAGCCGTCACACCACCCAATATCTCTTTCAGCATCGCCAAGAATGTGCGTTGTTCCGCCTCCGCCTTTACTACATTATACAGCACACCGAGCGAGCCGACATCACGATATTTAGCATACTGCAATGCCGTCAGCGCATCGATGCAGCTCAACTCTATCTCGTCAAACTCCTCGTTGTAGCCCTGCGAATAGCTCTGCGGTTCGATAAATCCGGCAAAGAGACATTTCCCCTCACGGTAGATATTCACCACAGCGTCACGGCATGAGGCACAAAAGAAGTCCGGGACAAAGTTCCGCGCCAGAAGGCGTACAGTAGCCTGCTGGCAGAGCAAGTGGTCAAACGTATCGTTCACCTGACTCGTCAGGTCCACTGGATCATCAGTAAACGACAGTTCCCCATTCTTCTCACCAATGACAGTTTCCTTAGTACGGTCACCACCAGTCAGTATATGCACCTCGATGCGCTCTTCCTTTTGGTTGTAAAAATGTCCGTGCAGATACATGCTCCTTATATTTTGATGTTCGTTCCTTTTCTGTTTATTCTCGTCTCGTTGGCAAGCACAGCCACAAGGTCTCTGCCTTTCACCTTCAGCTCGTACACGCCACCACCTCCGCTGCCATTATTACCGATAAGCGACTTCAACTTGTTCAGCGGTGCTATCACCTCCGGGTTGCTTTTCGCCCCAGCATACTCGCCCATCAGCGCCAAGGTCGGGCCATACACAATACCGCCGTTGGCGAATGGTGTCACGGCAACCGAAGCAACAAGCCCCTGCATCATGGCTATAAATCCAGCTGCGATGCCAGCACCAGCAAACGGAATGTAAGCGTGTGCAGCCATAAACTCTGAAGCTGCAAGTTCGCGATACGCCATTGCCTCAGCCTTCACTGCCGCCATCGTTGCAACCGATGCCGCCACCTCTTCAGGGGCTGCCGCTACTTTTGCCGTAGCAGCTGTGGTCGCTGCCACTCCACTTGCAGCGGTCACAGTGTTGGAGACACCAGTTACGGCGGTCAAGGTCTGAATAATTGAGATGATGCCGTTGATGCCCTCATATATCTGAATGGCAGCATCGACAACGCCAGTAATTGTGGACCATGCATCACGGTTGCCTTGCAGCGCATCGGTGAGCGAAGTGACGCCATTGCCCACACCCTTGACCGTGCTCCACGACTTACCTAACGTGACATCGCTTTTGCGGATGCGCTTCTCGTAATCCTCGTAACTGCCGATGAGCTTCTGTATGGAGGCTCGCTGCGACTCGTCCATAGGGCTTTTGGTGTCAGCCAACATATCCTGGAGTTCCTTGATGCGTTTCTTTACACCATCAAGCCCAATGGTTTTCAGTTCGAGGGTCAGCGTCTTACCCTCCATGCTGCCGAGCTTCGCCACCTCTTCCTCCATTTCGGGGATGCGCGTGAGCTGCTTCATGGCATCACGCTTTTTCTCCAGTTCCAACACCGTGCGCTGTATGTCGTCAATCTCCGATGCGCTGGCGTTCTTCTGCTTGGTCTGGTAGTAGCTGATGGCATCATCCAGCGAACGGATGGTGTTCAGTCGGGAGATGTCCTCCGGCTTCTTCAGTTCATCAAGAGTATCGTCCCATTTCTTCTTCAGGTCGTTAAGGGCATTTATCTGCTTCTGTATCTCGATGCGCTCTGTCTCTGTAGCGGTTTTCAACAAGTCTGTATAATACTGCAGCTCTTTTTCAAGCTGGCGGTATGTCTGTATCTTGTCTAAACCGACATCAACATGAGAACTGCGTTCAAACGCCGTTTTAAGGTCATTCAAACGCTGTATTTCTGCATCGATTACTGCAAGTTCCTCGGCGGAGGCATTCTCCCTCAATCCCTGTTGATAGGTGATTTCTGCATCGATGTCCTTCAGGGTGTTCAGTTCGGTGGGACGGCTTGCAGCCTCCTGCAACTGCGTTATCGCATCCTGCTGCTTTTGCAAGGCTGCGATTTTCTTTGCATAAAGCGCAATGGTCTTGGTATCCGTCCCGTTGGCAGTTTCCAGTTTGTTCTGGTAGTACTGGATGTTGTTGCCAAGTTCCTTGTAACTCGTGGCATTGGCGATAAGAGTCTTACCGCTGTACTTGTCCTGCGAACCCGACTTACCACCGCCACTTCCGTCTCCGCTGTCTGTTGAGGGGGCGTTTTGTTTCTTGTTGTTCTTCAAGGCGGCCTGGGCGTTCGCAGTCTTTGCCTTGGTGTTCGCTTGCGTGGCCTTGGTGTTCTTCTCCAGGTCTGCCGTCTGCCTTGCGGTGGTCTCGTCCTTGATGCCGAAGAACTTCTTCACCCACTCCCATGCCTTCTTTATCACGGCACTCGCTTTCTCGAATGCCTTGACAAGGAAGTCCCACACGGCAGAGGCTATCTTTTTCACTGCTGCCCATACCGCATCACAGATGTTGCGGAAGGTCTCACAGTTATTGTACGCCGCTATCAATGCACCCACAAGTGCCGCTATAGCCATCACGACAATGCCGATGGGGTTGGCACTGAGAACAAAGTTCAGGGCTATCTGTGCTACCTTCCAAAGGTTGGATGCGACAGCCACCACCTTTGCTGCAGCTGCTTGCGCAAGCGTGGCCACCTTCACAGCTTTCAGTCCTGCCACCACAGTTTTGATGCCACCGCTGAGCTGCACCATACTCATGAGGGCGATGCCGCTGTTTGCTATCCATTCCACATAAGGTGCGGAGGTGCTGGCTATTGAGCCTGCCCAATCCATCATGGCGTGCATTTGGTTAGCGAGCGTCTGACGTAGGCTCTCTCCCGTCGATGCCATATTGTCGAAGGCTGCGTCTATCTCTCCTGCGGAGTCTGCCATCGCTCCAATGTTCTGCGAAAACTTTTCCTTTTGTTCGCCCGTCAGCGAACCAAGCAGTCGCATTGCTTCAGCACTGCCGAACAACTGTCCGTAAATGGTTTGGCTCAACTGTCCGGTCTTTGCCGAATACTCCTGTATGCTTGCATCCAAACCGAGCAGGAAGTTCTCTAAACCACCAGCAGCCTGAATACTGGCAGCATTAAAGCCGATGCCCATCTCGTTGGCTGCTTTCGTAGCTTCCGCAGATGGCTTGATGAGTGAGTTGAGCACGGCAGCCAACTGAGTGGATACTTCCGCCGTGTTACCCGTAACACCCGTTGTAGTGGCGAACACAGCCATCAGCTCATCCATGGAGACACCAAGCTGCGACGCACTACCACTCACACGGGGCAGTGCCTGCGCCAACTGCTCAAAGCTGGTCACACCGTTCTTGGCTGTCATCTGTATCTTGTCTTGGATGTTTCCTGCCTGATCCCATTCCAGACCATAGTTCTTGATGAGCGTGGAAGTAACGGTCACCGTCTCTCCCAAGTCCGCAATACCACCAACCGCACTACGACTCGACTTGTTGAGGAACTCTATCCAGTTATCCTCGGGCACACCATTGGATATAACCTGGTATAAGCCGTTGGCAAGTTCCTCACGCGCAAGCGGTATGGTCTTGCTCAGTTCCGTTATCTGACCAGTCAGTGCTTCAAACTCGTCCCCACTCTTTCCTGCCATGGTGTTGGCACTGCGCATGGCGGTCTCAAAACTGTCGAAAGGTTCGGCAAGTCCGCCCACCATGTCGCTGAGGTCACGGATCGAGCGGACGGCAGTCTCGAACACGAGGCTCTTGTCTGCCATCTCGCGCAGTCTGTTGCCAGTGGCCACAGCGGTATTCCCCACCTCGGAGAGTATGTCGTCAAGACCGTCGGCTTCCACTGTCAGACGTTTCAGGACACCACCGTCCTCGCTCTTGATGTTTATTCTAAATTCTACTGCTTTTGCCATTGTCATTGTCTTTTCTTATTTCAGTCCGTAACGTTTCTTGGCTGCCTCAAAGCGTGCATTAAACTCGTCCTTGCTCACTTCCTCACGCTTTTCTTCCTGCTTTTCATCCCAAGGGAACGGCAGAACGTCATGCGCTTGGAGATTGCTTTTTGCATAGGGCTGGATGGCAAAGAGCGCCAGCACCCTTGTGCGTTCCCACTCGTTGCGCTCCGCATCACGCTTGGCTTCCGCCCATCGCTCCCATGCCTTGTAAAACTCAAAAGGGGTACATCGTTCAAAGTCTTCTCTGCTCATCCCGATGCACCCCAATGCCATACCCAACAGTTCCTCGACGCTTACTTCATTTCCGCCTGGTTGGTCGTTTTTTTTTCTTCACCGCCCATATCCTCGTAGAAGGAGTTCGCTGCGTCGGGCTCCATAAGGTCAGCAAAACTCTGGAAGTCGTAGTCAAACTCCACCTTGTCTGCATTGCACGCACTTTTCACGCAGCAGTAAACAAACAGTACCAGCTCGGAGATATTGGTTTTCTCCAGCTTGCTCACGTCCTTACCGCTCTCATTCTTGAAGCGCACCATTGCGCCCATGGTCACACGGCAAGGGAACTCCTTGTCGCCAACCTTGATTTTTGTCTTTTTCATACACGATGTTGTTATTATTCTGGTAACTGGGTGGTATCGGTTATACCTGTGCCCACTTTCTCCACCTTGCCGCAGTTCTGGAGCGTCAGCGAGTATTTCGCATCGTCGCCAGCCTGTGCGTCAAGGTCAAGGGCGGTGATAAGGTACTTGCCCTTGTAGCCACCGGTGGACTTGCCTGTGCGCTTGTCGCCCTCACGGAGGTTGTATGCTGCCTCCACTGGCTCGCCCTTCATCATAAGGTCCTTTACCTGGTCATACGAGGGCACATCTGACGTGCCGTCCGTAAGCACCACGCCGTCGGCGGTAATCTGTTCGGAGAAACTCTTGATGTACGACTCCTTCCACTTGCCGCCCGATGCCTCCTTGGTTACACGCTCGCCTGTCTCCGCTGATGTGGAAACCTTACAGCCAGTGGAAAATCCCAAAGCATTGCCGCCCATAGAGAGTATCAGGTCAGTTCCGTCTAAAACACTGTGTTCCATAAATCTTCATTGTTAAAATTGTTATTACCGTGCAGACTATTCCGCCTGCAATAAATACACACCAGTCCACCCACCACAGCCCTCGCTCTTTCGAACGTTCTCTGGCCGCCGTTTGAACGCTGTTCTGCAGGTGCGCGTTCTTCACGCTCAGGCGCTCGTTCTCCGCCTCATAATACGCACACAGACGCGCCAAACTGTCGCAGCCGCTCTCTATCACCAGGGTGGGAGGCTTGCCGCCCGCGTTTTGCTTCACACTCGCCTTCACGTGCGCACGGCCCGAGCTCGCAGCATAGCTCGCTCCTTCAGGCAGTCGCCACAGACCGGAGTCAAGCGCTATCTCCAGCAATGCCGTGTCCGCCTTCACCGGCGCCGTCCACCACGCCTTCATCACGCTCGTCGCGGCGCTTGCGCTGTCCTTTCGCACTGCGCTTGCCGACACTTTGTTTTCCGACCTCACCGTCTGTCTCGTCGAGCTGCAGCTCGCTACTGACAGGACAAGCAGCCCTGTGAGGACATAGCTGAATAGCCTCAATGGCACGCGACAGACGGTTGACAGCACGTCGCGTGAGGTTGTTTTCAGCCACCAGTTTCTCAGTGATCTTTGTCGTCTCTTCATATTTCTTCTGCGTTTCCACAAGCAGCGTCGATACGTCTTCGTACATCACCTTGTACGTGTCATGCACGCTCTTCGCCGTCTCGGCCTCCTTCACCTTGCGGTTCGCAACCCAAGCGATGGCGGCACCTATGCCGCCCGAGGGTATAGCCCACTGCAGGATTTGCATGATTACTGTGTCCGCCATCCTTGTTTTCTCTTTATTCGTTATTTACTCTGTTTTCACACTCTCCTTACTGCCTGATGCCGATGCTCTCCAACCATGCCTTCACGTCAAAACTCGGGCAGGCTTTAGTCACGCCTGGCAGGTCACGGTGACCCACAATCTTGATCTGTGGAAACCTTTCATGAAAGTTCCTCACGTAGTCAGTCATAGCCTTCAGCTGTGCCGCCGTGCGCGTGTCCTTGGCCGTCTTGCCGTCCTTTGCCAGACCGCCGGCATACACCACATGGCGGCTCACCGAGTTATAGCCCGCAGCACCGTTGGTCACCTCCCAGGGGTCCACCTCCGCATCCTCGTTGTTCTTCACCAGGCGCTCCACTGTTCCGTCCAGATGGAACAAATCGGTGTAACCCACCTGCTTCCAGCCCCTGCCGCCCTTTTTCACCGGGTCAGTGTGCCAGTGGCGTATCTCTTTAGAGCTTACCTCACGGCCTTCTGGAGTGGCTGTGCAGTGCAGCACCAGATATTTCATCCTTGCCATAGCCTAGCCGATGGGGTCAGCATACTCTGCCAGACCGCGGTCCACAACGTCATGGGCACGATCCAGCTCAAATTCAAGCACCTCGCCTGCCTCGTGCACCACGCTCAGGTCTTCCTTGTCGCGAAACTTTGCCACGACCTTCACACTCACTGTCTTTTTCTCTGCCATAATCTTTTTTTTATTTTAGTTGTATTTGTTACCTGGGCGGAGGCGGTTCCACGCACTCCGCCGTTCCCAGTTTCTATCCCTCGGGCACGTAATTGAATTTCTTGGTCTTTCTCCAGTCCATCACCACAATCTCCTCACCGAAGCCAACGTTCGTGTCGGCCTTTATCAGCAGCTTGAAGAAGTACAGCTCCGATGGGTTGCTCAGCTTGTCTATCTGGATTACGCTCTCGTCGTCCTGAAGGTTCACCGCAGCGAAGAAGTTGCCGTCCGCATCGGGCGAGCACAGCGTCGCCATGATGAGCGAGTCAGGCCAGGCGGCCACTGTCTCGATGGCGATGCCCTTGAAGCGCTTGCTGTTCACCTCGCTCTCGTTAGAGTTCTTGTGCTCGCGCTCTGTCAGCTCCTTGTCGTACTGGTCAAAGTCGTCAACGCTCATCAGAATGCGCAGGTTCGGGTTCTCGCGCATCGCCTTGGGGATGGCGTTGCGCACAGCATACAAGCGGTCTATCATCGAGGTGGGGCCCTCAGGGTTCACCACAATCACGTCGCTTGCCTTGGCTGCTTGCGTCAATATGCCGTCCATCAGCTGGTCGTCGGTGCCGCCGCTCACATACTCGCCGTTCACAAACAGGTTGCCAAGCTCAAACTGCACCTGCTTCGACAGCGCCTCCAGAAGAGCGTTCTGGGCCTCGGGAGGAAGTTCCGCAAACACCAGGTTGCCCTTAGGCTGCCACTTTCTCCATATCTGCTCAAAAGCTCGTGGGTTAAACACCGTGAACGCCATGAAGTCGTGGGGCTCCAAGGTCTGCTCGCTGTAATTGAAGTCGCCCTGGGCATCGCTCTTCTGAGGGTCTTCCTTGCGCTTCTGCAGCATCTTGCCCGCCTTTAGGCGTGGCACGCTGATTTTCTTTTCCACACCGGGAATCACCATGATGAGTCCCTTGTCCACAAGCTCGTTGCCCGTGGTCGCAACGGTCAGGATGCGCTCCAGCACCTCGCCGTTGTAGTTCGTGTTCTTTACTACTATTGCCATTTGTTTTCCTTTTTATGGTTCTTCTGTCTCTCGTCCTTTACTGGAACTGGCGCTTCATGCGCGCTTCCCTGATCTGCTTCTGGCGCTGCTCCCATGGTCCGTCGCTCACGCCGGGCTGCACATGCAGGTCGTTCATCACCTTGCGCTTCGGGGTCAGCGCGGAAAGCACCTTCTTGCCCTCGGCCATGTTTCCCTTCAGAATATTCTCGAAGGTCGGGCGGCTTTCAGCATTGATGCGGCCGTCCTGCTCAGCTGCGTCCAACAGTTCCTTGCGCTCAGCCTCTGCGTCTGCCTCGGCTTTGTCCTCAAAGCCCTTCAGCTTCGTCTTCAGATCCTTGTTCTCGTCCTCCAAGGTCTGTGCCTTGCCCGCAAGGGTCGCATAGTGCTGAGCCCTCGCCACCACTTCTTCATCACTCTTGCAGTCCTTAAACTGCGCCTGTTTCTTCAGTTCTTCTAATGTCATATCGTTCGCTTTTTGTGGCTCGTTCCTGAGCCGGTTGTTGAATGTCGTGTATATCTCCTCTGGGGTGCTGTCCTCAGCCACGGGGTCCGCATCATAAATGCCGTCTATCAGACCCATCTGCAGGGCCTCATGCGCCGTCAGCCAGTGGTCTGTACCGTCAAAGTATTGGGCTTTCACTTCTTCTTTGCTCATGCCCATGCGTTGGGCGTACATCTCGCCCAGACTGTCCTCCAGGCTCTCTATCTCCGCGATGCACTTAGCCATCTCTTGCTTGTTGCCGTAGCAGCCGCCGCTCACGCTGTGAAGCATCAGTCGCGCATACCGGCTCATCTCCACCGGCTTGCCGCATAGCGCTATCACGCTCGCCATGCTCGCTGCCACACCGTCCACGTAAAGACGTATGTCTGCATTGCTCTGGCGGATGGCGTTGTAGATGGCTATACCGCTGAACACGTCGCCGCCGTTCGAGTTGATGCGGATGTCTATACGCTCACTCTCCTCGACGCAGGCTGCCAGCTCGGCGGCTATCTGCCCGCTCGCCACCTCGTAGCCGATGTCGCCATACATGTAGATGGTGCTCACGCTCGCCGCTTTCTTGATATTGAAATATTTGCTCATTGTCTCCTTTTTTGTCGGGCAGTTTGCCCATGTTGCGGTTGCAAAGTTAATGGCTTTCCAACCTCATTCCATACCCCCTGTTTTATCATGAAACGTTATGGCGGCATCATAACGCCACAACTTGTCATCATGCTTTTCACTCGCTCGGATTCACTCCTTTTCACGGTAATTTTGCACTGCATTTATTCACATTATAAACAGATTTTTCAATGGCAGATTTAACCAATACACAGAAAAAAGAGTGGGCTCGCACGCTTTATCTCCGAGAAAACCTCACACAGCAGGAGATTGCCGACCGCGTGGGAGTGTCACGCGTCACGGTCTCCAACTGGTGCCGAGCCGGCAAATGGGAGGAACAGAAGGTGGGCATCATGCTCACACGACGCGAACAGGCACAGAGTCTCTACCGGCAGCTGGCAGAGATTGACAAGGCGATAAAGACAAAACCAGAAGGGCAGAGATTCCCCGACACGAAGATGGCGGACACCATTGCCAAGCTTACGGCGGCAATACACAACCTCGAGCAAGAGGTGGGCATCGCCGACCGCATCGCTGTGCTCACTGATGTCATCGAGTGGATGCGGCCATCCGACCTCGAAAAGGCAAAGGAGCTAACCTCGCTTTTCGACGCTTACATCAAGGACAAACTCTAACAGCGTATGAAACAGACTGACCGTATAGCACTGCAAAACTGGGAAAAGTTCAAGGACAACATCGCGCGCGCAACGCCCGTCGATAGATCCATGTCACAGGCCGAAATACAGAAGCACCGGGCATGGCTTGAAGCACGACCGCTCGAATGGATAAAATTCTTTTTCCCGAACTTCGCACAGTATGAGTTCGCACCTTTTCAGAAAAGGGCCATACGACGCATTCTCTCCAATCCTGAGTGGTTCGAGGTAATCTCATGGAGCCGAGAGCTCGCCAAGTCCACTTGTGCCATGTTCTGCATCATGTACCTCACACTCACCGGGCTTAAACGAAATGTCATACTCACATCCAATTCATTCGACAATGCCGTCCGCCTGCTCGACCCGTTCCGGGCCAACCTCGAGGCCAACGGGCGCATCATCGCCTACTACGGAAAGCAGCAGTCGCTCGGCTCATGGACGGAGGACGAGTTCATCACCAAGCAGGGCGTGGCATTCCGTGCACTCGGTGCTGGACAGTCACCACGTGGCTCCAGAAAGGATGCCGTCCGCCCGGATGTCTTGATTGTCGATGACTTCGACACAGACCAGGACACGCTCAATCCCGACATCATACAGAAACGATGGGACTGGTGGGAGAAGGCGCTTTACCCAACGCGCTCTGTCTCTGAGCCTACACTGGTGCTCTTCTGCGGCAACATCATCGCCAAGGACTGCTGTGTCGTACGCGCTGGAGCAATGGCCGACCATTGGGACATCGTTAATATCCGCGACAAGGACGGACACTCCACATGGCCCGAGAAAAACTCTGAGGAGCACATCGACCGTGTTCTCGCCAAGATTTCCAAGAAGTCAGCGCAGGGCGAGTACTTCAACAACCCCATCTCAGAGGGCGAGATATTCTCCGAGATGGCTTTCGGAAAGGTGCCGCCGCTCTCCAAGTTCAAGTTCCTCGTGGCTTACGGCGACCCCGCTCCGGGCGAAGGCAAGGGCAAAAAAGGCAAGTCGTTCAAGACGGTCTCACTCCTCGGCAAGCTCTCCGGCAAGCTGTACGTCATAAAGACGTTTTTGGCTCAGGCGCTCAATGCCGAGTTCATCGACTGGTATGTGCAGCTGCTCGCATTTGTCGGAGGTCGTGCTCCAGTCTATTGCTACATGGAGAACAACAAACTTCAGGACCCGTTCTTTCAGCAGGTATTTAAGCCGCTCGTCGCCAAGGTGCGACGCGAGCAGGGCGTACAGCTCTACATACGAGGCGACGAGGAGAAGAAGACCGACAAGGCAACACGTATCGAGGCCAATCTGGAGCCCATGAACCGTGCCGGTAATCTCATACTCAACGAGGCGGAACGCGACAATCCACACATGAAGGAGCTCCTCGACCAGTTCACGCTCTTCACCCTCTCCCTGCGCTATCCGGCCGACGGTCCTGATGCCGTAGAGGGCGGCAATCGCATCATCGACGAAATTCAACACCGGGCGGAACCGCCCGTCACACGCTCGCGTGCCGACATACGCACACGCAACAAACGAAGATTATAAATTCTAAACAATGTATATATGAGCCAATTCGTACAACTTTCCGACTACGATGCCTCCATTCACCGAGAGATTCTCGATGCGCTCACCAGAGCCGACGAATCGGTCATCGAGATTTGTGAGGATCGGGCCATCGCCGAAATGAGGTGCTATCTCTCCAAACGATACGACTGCGACCGTATCTTCGCGGCCACTGGGGCCGACCGACTCCAGCTCGTACTCATGATGGTCATAGACATCGCCGTATACCACATCTTCTGTATTCACAACCCGCAGAAACTCTCGCAGCTGCGCAAGGACCGCTACGACCGGGCAGTCGAGTGGATGAAGGCGGTCGCTGCAGAGGACATCTCCATCGAGGGGGCACCGCTCCTGCCCGAGGAGGTGCGTGCAGCACATGCGCCATTCCGCTTGAAAAGCAACCCCAAACGGGTCAATCACTGGTAACTGACAATTAAAAATTCTGATTATGACAAAACGAAAGTATAGCAAAGCCCCAAAGGGCAAAATCACCATTGGCGGAAACATTCCCCAGCAGGGACAGCAGCGCCCCAATGTCATTGTGCTCACGCAGCCAAAGCGCTTCGGCATCGACATCGCCGACTTCACTTCGGCTGTCCGGGCGGCAGAGGATGTCGATTTCTCGCGACGATACAAACTCTACGACCTTTACGCTGACATACTCATGGACACACACCTCTCCTGCGTCATCGAGAAGCGACGCAATGCCGTACTATGTGCCGACATCGAGTTCTGGAGAGACGGCAAGCCCGACGAGGCGGTCAACGAGCAGATTAAGTCACCATGGTTCTCACGACTCGTCACCGACATCATCGATGCAAAGATGTGGGGCTTCTCCCTCTGCCAGTTCTATCGCCAGGGCGAATGGGTCGATTACGACCTCATCCCAAGAAAGCACGCCGACCCGGTGCGCCGACTCATACTACGACATCAGACCGACATCACCGGCACCTCATGGGACGAATACCCCGACCTGCTTTTCATCGGATCGCCTTCTGACCTCGGACTCCTCGCCAAGGCTGCACCATGGGTCATCTACAAGCGAAACACCACTGGCGACTGGTCACAGTTCTCCGAGGTCTTTGGCATGCCTATCCAGGAGTACACTTACGAGACCGATGACGAGGACTCACGACAGCGGGCCATCGACGATGCATACAATGCCGGCTCGCTCGCAGTTTTCGTGCATGGCAAGGACACCACGCTAAACCTCGTTGAGGCGGGCAACAAGACTGGCTCAGCGGATGTCTACGAGCGGCTTTGCGAGCGCTGCAATAACGAGATTTCCAAGCTCATTCTCGGCAACACGCTCACCACTGAGTCCTCCGAGAATGGCACACAGGCGCTCGGCACCGTCCACAAGAAGGTGGAGGACCGCGTGGCGCAGGCCGACCGTCGCTACATCCTCGATGTGCTCAACTACGACATGACGGACATCTTCCAGCGTATGGGCATCAACACCGCTGGCGGCAAGTTCTGCTTCCCCGAGCAGAAGGACATCGACCCGTCCACCAAGATGAACATCCTCACGCAGCTACGCTCCAACTTCCAGCTCCCAGTTTCCGACGAATATCTCTACGAGGAGTTCGGCATCGAGAAGCCGGACAACTACGACCAGCTCAAAGTCGAGCAGCAACAAAAAAAGGAGGCACTTGCCTCCCTCTCTGGTCAGCAGTTCCCCACTGACGATGATGATGACGATAATGACGACGACCCCGACGACTCCGAGGGCAAGGGTAGCAACACGCCCGAACCGTCCCCAAAACAGAAAAAATCGTTCAAAAACTGGCTACGCTCTTTTTTCGCCAAAGCCCCGCAACACGTCGGGGCGGATTTAGAGTGGTAGTAAACAGCCTATACCAGGCCAAGGCTGCCGATGTGGCGGCTGCCATGGAGTTCTCCGACGACTTCATCGCGCAGGTTCTCCACGACATCTACCGTCGGGGCAAGGCGCAGTCTCCCACCGACCTCTCGCCCGAACTGTTCCGCGTCATCCTCCGTCGGTTCAACGAGGCTACAGCCGAGGGCATCGGTGCTTCTGACGCACACGACCCAGATGTGGATTTCCGCCAGGCACTCCAACACTCCAACGAGGTGTTCTCGGCCTTCAAGGTGCATCGCATGCAGTTGGATATGCTCAAACTGCTCGCCGATTCAAATGGTGATTTAAAGCCGTTCAATCAGTGGGCAAACGATGTCATGCCCATCGCCTCGCATCAGTGTGGGGCATGGCTGCGCACCGAATACGACACGGCGGTCATTCGGGCACATCAGGCTGCCGACTGGCAGCAGTTCCTCCGGGAGGCTGATGTGCTGCCTAACCTCAAATGGATGCCATCCACATCGCCCAATCCTGGTGCCGACCACCAGCTCTTTTGGAACACGGTCCGACCCATCAACGACCCGTTCTGGAACGAACACCGGCCGGGCGACCGATGGAACTGCAAGTGCTCGCTTTCTTCTACCGACGAGCCATCCACCACTGCGCCCATGGGCGACAAGCACAGCACGCCGCAGCAGGGACTCGACTCCAACCCTGGCATCGACAAGGCCACGTTCTCGCAGTCGCATCCCTACTTCCCCAAGTCATGCAGTTCATGCGGCTTCTATAAACCGGGCTTCAGGGACAAGCTGAGCAGTATCTTCACCAATCGTGCGAAGGACTGCTACAACTGCCCATATATCAATGGCTGCATCTCACGCATGTCGTCAGACGGTTTTAAGTTGGAGCATAAATTCAAAAATGGTGGCAAGTTGTATGTGCATCCCGACATCGACAAGGACAAAGCTGACTACAAGGAAATGAAACGCATCTGCCTACAGCTCGCAAAAATGGGACACAAGGTGCGTATGACTCCGCGTTTGCACTGCAAGTCCGAGGAATACAAACAAATTTATGGTTCGCTCATCGGTACAAAATATGAGAACAAATGCCCCGACTTCTCCGTCGATGGCACATTCTACGAGTATGAGGGCTTTGTCAAGCCGTGGAGTAAGAAGAAGGTCGGTCGTATGCTCTCGCATGGAATGGAGCAATCCGACCATATAGTTATAAACAATACAAAGGGATGTGCTGACAGATTTATTCGCAAACAAATCATTGCACGACAAAGGCAATCACCAAATGCAATAAAAGAAGTGTGGATATACGAAAACGGTGAAGTCAGACCGTTCCTCGTTGATGGCGACTTTATAAAATGACAACAGGGGAGTCCTTTCGGATTCCCCTGCGAGGCGCCATGCCGTAGCATACGCAACTTCTTTCGAAGCTTGCCGCAAAGATAACAATAATAATTTAATAAACAAGCGTTATGAACAAATTTTTCTCTTTTTTCGCAGCGTCCAACCGATACAAGCATCTCATCGGGGGCTTCATCGTCGCCGCACCTGCCGATTCTTTCTATGCTGCCATATATGCCGCAGCCGTCGCCGCATCGTGTCTCGAACTCAAAGACCGTCTCTACGGCAACCTCTGGGACTGGCTCGACTGGCTCTGCACTCTCCTCGGTGGCAGCATCGCAGCACTCGTGTTTTACCTCTTATTCTGACACGTTATGAACGACAAATATTTTATCCGACAGCTCGAAGAGCACCAGCGTGAGCTGAGCCAACTCATTCACCGCCGCCTCCCTGTCCTCATCGGGCGCATGGCAAAGGACCATTTCCAGAACAACTTCCGTCTGCAAGGCTTTCTCAACAATGGGCTGACACGGTGGCCCGAAACGCGCCGCCAACAGTCGGGCGGTAAATCTGCCGCCAGTCAATACGGACCGCTGCTCTCACGCCACAACCACCTCTTTGCCTCCATCAAGTACACACCGGGCGATGCCAGCGTCATCATTGCCAACGACGTGCTCTATGCGCCGCTTCACAATTGGGGCGGCTCCACGCATCCTACCGTCACCGACAAGATGAGAAAGTTTGCATGGACGATGTTCTACAAGGAGGCGGGCATCAAGCGTGCAAAATCGGGCAAAACTAAGAAAAAGAGGATGGCTGCTGCCGCCGAAAATCCGAGGGCAAGCCGATGGAAGGCACTCGCGCTCACCAAAAAGACAAAACTCAATATCCGAATGCCGCAGCGGCAGTTCATCGGCGATAGCCGCGAACTATCGGATAAAGTGCAACAGAAAATTACAACCGAAATTCACAACATCTTAAACGCATAAAACATTATGGAAGAACTTTTTCCTATTTTCATGCAGCGCATTTCCGAGCGTATGCCTGAACTTTCTCTCGTCGATGAGGATTACGGACAACTCGAAGCCGGGCTCGAAGAGGAGACCTATCCCGTCACTTTCCCCTGTGTCCTTATCGGCAATCTCGAAGCCGAATGGGATAATCTCGCAGGGGGCGCGCAGCGTGGCACGGTCTTCTTCTCCGTCCGGCTCGCCATCGATTGCTACGACGATACTCACTATGGTTCCGGCACCGAGTCCAAGGTCTCAGAACGTTTGCAAATGGCAAACCGTGTCTATGCCGCCCTCCAGGGCTTCCGCCCGAATAATTCCATGACCGCGCTCGTCCGCACCAAGTCACGTTTCTATTCCCTCCCTGCCGGCATCAAGGCGTATGAGTACACGTTCTCGTTCCGTATCCACGATGACTCGGCGCGGGAACTACAGCGTCGGGAATAGTTCCAGCTGCTTCGCCGTCAGTCTCGGCACCTTCACCTTCGGCAGGGGCTTCACGTTTACCGTACCGCCATCCCTGCACTTGCGTCTGATGATGCTCATGATGCGCTCTTCCGAAATAAAGAACTCACGTTCTGAAAGAAGCTTTAGGGCATCATCAAAACGTAGGCGCTGCACCTCCGTCCAGTAATAGTAACGGCGGTACAGAGCCTCGTCCCTCAGCTTAATCAGCTCTTTATTCCTTCCTTTTTTCATAGTCTGCAAAAATAATCTTTTTCCCTTAAACCGCAATCAAAAAGCCACCTAAATCGCTCATATTTAGGTGGCTTTCTTCATCTTGCGCCCTCCAAAGGCTCAAAAAGGCTCAAAAAGGCCCAGCACATCATCACAACCTGCAGAAGCTCGGCTCTATGCGGCTCCACACGCCGTTCTCCGGATTGCGCTTGGAGAAGTAGTAGTTCGTCGCCGTGGCCTGAACCACATTGGCTTCCTTGAACAGACGCATGATTTCTGCATACTCCTCGTCAAAGCGGTCCTCCAGCTCATAAAGCTTCGAGATGCTCTTGTAGTCCAGGTCGCCCGTCTTGTTGCGTTCCAGAAGCGTCATCGCCATCTGGTACATCGGGTCCTCCACGCCCTTCTCGCTCGCCTCCATGTAGCGTTTCAGGTAGTCCACAAGGCGCTCGGCTGCAAGGTCTGCACGCTCGTCAAAGCCCTTCACCTTGTTAAACTTCACCTCCAGCTTGAAGTCCCCGTCTGTGATCGTGTAGCTCTGCTGGCTCTCGTTCTTCACAGCGCCATACTCGCGCATGAGTTTCGTGAAAGCTGTCACCTCGTCGTCAAGCCATTTCTTGAAGCCCGAAACCTCGCTCTCCAGGTTCTCCACTCTGCCCAGAACGTCATGCATAAACTCTCCGCGCAGAGCCTCGTAGCTCTCGCGCTTCGCCATGCGGTCGTTCTTCGCCTCGGTCTGCAGCCGTGCTAACAGTTCGGCACGCTGTTCCTTCGTCATACCCTTCAAGGGGTCCACTGTCTCATTCTTTGTTTCCATTGTCTTTTCTTTTTATGGGTTCATTACTCGTTTTCTTTCTTCTTGCGGTTCATGGCACGCAGTTTCGTGTTCAGTGCCGCCAGTTCCTCGCTGTCCAGGAAGCGGAATGCCTTGCCCGCTATACGTTTGTCCTCGCAGAAGCGGTCCACGGCTTTCCAGTCTGCCGTGTTCACACCCCACAGCTGCATCTGGTGCAGCACGCCGCTACGCGCCTTGCGCTTTGCCTTCAGCAGAGCGGCACGCCGTTCGTCGTAGCCCGCCACACGCTCCATTTCCTTGCACATCAGTTCATACTCCTTGTCGGTCATCTGGCGCAAGTGCTCTGTTCTCTCGTTGGTAAACTGCCTCACAAGGGTCTCCTTGTCCGCACCTGGCAGAAGCTTCAGCAGCTTGTAGAACTTCCCGTAGTTATCGACGTGGTTCATGCGCTGCCTCCTTTTCTTTCCATTTCAGCCAAGCCTCCCTCGCCACGGCAAGTGTCGTCGGCACGTCCCAGGTCAGCCCGTCGGCTGGCAGTATAGGCACGTTGTTGAAACACACGTACACCTCACCGCTAAACTCGCGCGCCTGAACTATTGCTTCGCTCTCTCTCACTAACTCGGCTGCCTTCTTCGCCGCCTTTCTCGCTCTACGGGCCTTGCGCTCAGCGCTCAGCCACGCATTGATGTTGTCTAAAATCTTCATTTCGCTTTATCTCGTTTGTTGGGTTTCCACTTGATGGTCACTTCGGCGTCCATCTTGCCGCTGCCCTCACACACAGGGCAGATTTTCCATTCGCTATCGTTCGGGCTGCTCCGGTCACCTAAAAAACCGCCCTGACCATGACAGTATTCGCAAGTATATCCTCGGCTCTCAATCCGTTCTTCCTTGCTGCCATACACGGGTGGCGTCAGCCATATCATTCGGTGCTTACTGCTCATCGTTCACCACCTCCTCTCCTAAATATTCCACCATAAGGGCGGTGTGGCCTTCTTCCTGCAGACGGCGGCTCACCTCTTCCAATATCATGTACTGGTCGTCACCGCCGTAGCACTTCACGGCTTCCTTTGCCGCCTTCACTATTTGCTCTATCGTATCGTCCATCACGCTCATCGTTTTTCGTTGCTTGGTCGCTTATATGTTACTCTCTCATAAGTGTGCCACTGGATAATCCGTGCCGCAAACATCAGGTCGGTAGTTTCCAGCACCACACACCCTTTGTTCTTCTGGCTGCGGTGTACCGTTAGGTCACATTGCCAGTTACCCTCCAGCCATTCGTCCATCACGCTCTCCGCCTGGATCTTCTTCAGCAGGATGTATATCGTGTCACCCTGCCGGTAGTCGTTCATGTCCTTGCTCATTGCTTCTTGTCGTTATTGGTCCAGTATTCTTCGGCTCGCTCCGCCCAGATGGTGTAGTAGCCCTTATCCCCGAAATATCGCCCCTTCGATATGGCTCTATATCCCTCCACCCATATCTTCAGCGAGGCATCAAACATCACGCTCACCGCTGTACGCCCCTTCGGGCGTGTGCCCTCGGCTTGGCTGATGATGACGAGCAGCTTGTTCGGATGCCGGGCTTTGAAAGCCAGATAGTCCTCAAAGCTCATGCCAGTATACTGGTAGGAGTCTATCACCACCGTGTCGGGGCTTTTCCTTTTCGACAGCCGCTTGTCAAGGTCCTCCATGCTCTCGGCATCCAGCAGCACCATTCGGCGTGCCACGTCCTGCATCCCGGCTCGTATAAAGGCGTTCTTCATCGTCAGGCTCGAACCTTCCTCCAGACTGTCATAAGCCACTCGCCCGAATCGGCATAGTTCCTTGCACAGCTTCAGCACGAAACTCGTCTTGCCGCTTCCGCTTCGACCCCACACGAACCACACACCGTTCCGCTCAGGCTCGCCGAACGCCTCGCGCCACTCGTCGCTCAGCTTGTAGGTCTGCTTCTTCATCGCAATCAGCTCGCTCACGCTTATCGCTCTTTTCATATCGTTTGAATGTTATTTGAACACCGTTCAAGCATCCATCTGCTTCACTCTGTGTACACCCTTCTTCACCCTCCTCAGGTCGAAGTCATACTGCTCGGCGTCCTTCACCACCTCAGCTATCTTCCCCCGGTCGGTCAGTCCGTTCGCCACGCAGATCGCATAAACGTCGTTCGGACTTGTCTGCTCCAGCTCGAAGAACTTGCGTCCTATCCTGGAGTGTATCTCGTTATAGCCTTTCTTGTCATAACGCAGTCCTATCTTCATCCTGCGCTTGATATAAGAGGTCGAGAAAAACACGATGCCGCATTTGTCCTCAAGCCTGTTATACAGGTCTATGAAGTAGTGGAACACCCTTTCCGTCAGCTTGTCAGCTTCATCGAACAGCAGCACAGGGTTCTCCGTCTGTATCAGCGCGCCGATGATTGCGTCAAGCATGTCTCTTATCGTCATGCCGTCAGTCCTCAAGCCTATCTTCTTCGCAATGTCGCGGATAAAGTCGCTGCGCTTCATGTCTTCCGAGCACAGAACGTAGTAGGCACCGCTGTGCTCACGCTCGTAAAGCCGCGCTGCCGTGGTCTTGCCGCATCCGGCTTCGCCCACCACCCAGGTCACGTTCTTCCATTCCTGGGCATCAGTCATCGCATAGGCCATCTCCTTTGCTGCCGTGGTCTCCACCATCTGCCAGGCACCAGGGGTGGCGGTTCCCACCTGCGAGGCTATCTTTCGCCACATGTCGTCGCTGATGTTCTCCCACTTGCCGCTCAGCACCGAGCTTACCGTGCCCGCACTCGTCCCGTCCAGACTGGCTGCTGCCTTGTTTTGGCTCGGATATTTCATCACATAGAGGCGCAGGGCCTCGCGTATCTGTTCTTTCTGTTTCTCGTTCATATCGTTTGGTCTTTATTTTCGTTCTTATAGTTTCGATGCTATCTTCTTCTCCATCGGAAGCGGTATTCTCGGCGTGTCGCCATCATCACCACCCTCCATCACGTCCAGCCAGTCGTCAAGGCTCAGCGATTTCGTGTGTCTTCCCAGCTGGTACTGCTCAGGAGGCTGCGAGTAACGCTCCATACGGTGGTCTATCTGCCGCTGCACGGCTGCCGTCGTGCCCTTCAGCTTCGGACTGTGCAGACCCTGCTGCTCCGCGTCCGTGCCATGCTCGGCAGCTATCGTCCGTCCGGCCACCGTCCGCTCTATGCGGTCCTGAAGGTTGGCTTCCTGCTCCTGGCGGATAAACTTCGCATCGTCCGTCCCCTGCTGGTCTTGCAGGGCGCGGTGTATCAGTATGTAGGGTTCTGCCGTCCGCTCAAAACGCAGCGAGCCGTCTGTGCCTTTTGTATAGAGTCTGATGCTTGCAAAGTCGTAAGGGTCGTAAGCCACGATGAAACGCTCGTAGGTGTGCTTCCTTCGCCACTCGTGGTCGGGTACGCCGGGCGATGAGCATACTTCGTACTGCCGCTTCTCGCCTTTGATCGTCACCTGCAGGCCCTGGTCCGTGAACGTCGCCATGCGTTTCGTAAACACCCAGAACATGTCCACCATGTCGTGCAGCGTCACTTCCTGGGTTTCCTCGTTCACGCTCTTCTCATACATGTCTATCCTACGCTCGCCGGTGGCAGGGTGCACACCCTCGTTCCATTCCTTACGGGCTGCGGCATAGGCATCTTTCAGCTCCTCCAGAGTGTACAGACTGTCCTTGTTGGCTTCGATAAACTCCACGTTCGGGCGGCTCGACGCCTTCTTCGCCGTCACGTTCTGACCCGTGAAGCGCCAGTCCTTGTGCAGCACCTGAGCCTGAAACCGTCCGAACACGCTCTCTATCGTCTTCGACTCACCGTTGTAGGGCTGTGTCGGTCTGTGTACGCGGCAAATCTTCCCGATAAAACCGTCAGAGTCCAGCTTCTTGTGGCCGCCCTGGTTGTCATATACAATCTCATAAGGCTTGTGTCCGCTCTTCTGGATTGCCATGCGGTAGGCGTGGTATTGGGCCTCATAGTCCTCTGTGTCGCTGATGCAGTAGCCCAGAAGCACCTCGCTCATAGCGTCGATCACTTCATACACCTGGGTCGTCCGCACCTTGCCCTGCTCGTCCCTATAGTAAAGGTTCAGCTTCGTGCCGTCACCATACCACAGCGTGTCCCTGCGTGTCGGAAGTGCCGTCTTGTGCTTTCTGCCGTAACGCTGACGCGCAGCCTGCTCGCCATATACGGCGTCATACCATAAAGGCTCCACCGCAGGGCTGTTCAGCCATTTCTTCATACCGCTCAGGCTTCTTATCGGCTTCCAGCCTCTTTCCTCAGCTATCTCGTTCGCCTTTTCAAACAGCTGCGCGTCGGTGTACACCGGCACCTTGCTGCGCTTCAGAGCCACAATCAGCTTCAGAAAGTCACCGGTTATCTTCAGTGCCGAGGAATTGCCCAGCTTGCCGCTCACCACGCTCTGGTAGCCATCGGCCTTCCAAGCCTTCAGTCGCGTCTTCAGTCGCGCCAATGTGCCCGGAAGCGTGTGTCCGTAGCTCTCGCGCATACGTTCCGAACTGTCAAGTATCAAGTCCCACGCACCCGACATCGGAGCGTTCAGACTGCTGCGGATGGCCTGGCGTCTTGCCGCCATCTTCTCCAGCTCGCCAAGCACCGAGGCGTTGATGGTATATTCCTCTATCATCTTCTCCGTCAGGTGGCGCTCCTGCCCGTCCTTGTCCATATAGGTGTAGGCTTCGTAAAACTCACGCGCCTTCGCATCTATCTTTATGCTTGCCTTCATCATAGCCTCTCGCATCTTTTCTTCTGGGTCGCCGTATGTCGCCACAAACCGCCGTCTGTACTTCTCCGGAATACTGCTCCACACATACAGTGCCTGAGTCCCCTCGCCGCCGCCACGACGTGCACACGCTATGTTGCTGCGGCACACATTCTGGCGCAAGGTGCTCGCCTTGATGACTGGCTCGTTTCCGCCCGTCAGCTCGGCAAACGTCACGCACAATATCTTGTTGTAGTACTCCATTTCCTTTTATCTTTGTTTTCCTTCTTGCGGTTCTCTCCTTACGCAGTGGCGCAGCATATGGCTTCCACCTTCTCCTGCACGGTCTTGATGTCTGTCAGCAGGGCGTGCTCGATGCGTTCCACCACGTCGCCTTTCTCGTCCTTCAACTCCAGTACGCCCGTGTTCTTGTCGCCTTCCCACATCCAACCGTTCTCGAAGTGCTGGCGCATCATGTCGTCTGCGTCATGCACCACCTCGCTCGCAGGAGCCGTCACCAACTCAAAACCGCCACGCTGAACGGCAAGGCAGCGTATCTTCTTTGCCAGGTCGCTCTGACCCTTCACCGGGTGAAAGTTCAATGCGTAGCTCACCATCTCCTTCGTCACACCGAAGGCCTTTGCCAAAAACTCCCGCTGGGAGCGGGTTACTGTTATCACTCTTTTCATTGTCCTCTGTTTTTTAGTTCGTTATTACTTTTGTTCGTGGAGTGTAGGGGAGTCGAACCCCACATGGCTATCCAGCGCATGGCAAACCTGCCACTCCTGCGGTCTTTCCCGCCGTCATCCGAGGCCGCCCCTGCCGACTATCCAGTGCGGCGGCTGACTATCCAGTGCAGCCTACGGGGCTTCCGTGTTATCCATCAATCTTCTTACCCTCAGACAATTTCCTTGAACTTCGGCCTTACGCTGCATCCGTAGCAGCTCATCAGTCGCCTTGCCAATCTCGCCACATAACATTCTGGTGCTGTAAATACGATGCCCTCCTCTTCAGTGTAGCTGAAACTAACACCATCCAACATCAGGACCATTGCCACCTTGTGCTTCACGCTCTGCGTCTGCCACTCCTTTATTTCTGTATCGTTCATATTCTTTAAATGCTAAAATTTGTAATTCTCGGCCTTTTTCACTATCTTTGGCCGCGCGTTTATTCTTAAACACGCTGCAAAGATACAATATTCTGTATTTACTACCAAATTTTTCAGGCTAAATAATTCAATATTCTGTATTATGGAAGCAAAAAACGAGGTCTCTGCCCGTTTTATTGAGGCATACGAGACGCTATTAAGAGATAAGAAGGTAAGCGACAAACGTGATTTTGCCGCTAAGTTGGGTATTAGCGCCTCTATGGTCACAGAAATCTCCAAAGGGCGAAGCAGTGTCGGAACTTCTGCAATACAGAATATTGTATTACAATTCAATATTGATGCTAAATGGCTGCTCACTGGTGAGGGAACAATGCTTCAAGAAACAGAAAACAAAAATGCGCCGACTTCTAATCGCACTATTGAGATAGCCCGCCATGCTCCACACGGCAGCAGCGAGGGCATTCCACTCATACCGCTCGATGCAGTCGCCGGTTTTCCTGCCGAAAGTGGCGGTGGGGTACGCATGGAGGACTGCGAGCGCTATGTCATACCGGAGTTCGAGAACAAAGGGGCAAACTTCCTTATCCGGGTATCTGGCGACTCCATGGTGCCGCTCTATTATAGTGGCGACCTCCTCGCGTGTCGCAAAATCACAGACATCCGCTTCTTCCAATGGGGTACCGTCTATGTCCTCGAGACGAGCCAGGGGGTACTCGTCAAACGGGTGCAGGAAAGCGCAGATCATGCCGACAGCATTCTATGCGTGTCGGAAAACAGCAGTGTTCATCACCCTTTCCTTCTCCCACGCGACGACATACGCAGCCTGAGCATCATCGTCGGACTCGTCCGCCTCGTCTGATACTCACGTCACACGCATCACGCACACGCTCCACACCGCAAAACGTGTCGCGCACGCACATACATAGGTATAATAGGGTAGCAAAGCAGCCAAAACCCCGATAAACAGGGCGTTCCCGACATTCCGCAAAGGTTTAGAACATGCCAAAACGTGGGATTATCCCCACCCCCTAAACGCCCGAAAATGACATCAATCACAATTTGTTCGGAGTTATATAGGGGGTCTATCCCTTGTTTCCTATGTTAAAAGTGTCACACCAAATGTCACACCAAGTTGAACATTTCGTTTTTCCATGTCACACCAAACGTCACCCCAAGTGTCACCCCAAACCCGAAAAACGCCCATTTTCACCAATCTTAATAGCCTCCAAAACACAAAAACGGCTTGCACACTGTTCAAATCAGTGTTCAAGCCGTTCAAATGCCGTTATATCAGCGTTTTAGCCGTTTAAGCCATCCTTATTTCTTCTCTTTATCCGTCCTGGGTCCTCTTATCAGCTCTCCCTGCCGGATCATAGCCTTTTTATTGAGAATAACACCTCCATCAGCCAATCCGGCGT